GTCCCTGTGGACCTTGCAGCCCAGTATCGCCTTTTAGACCCTGTATTCCCTGCTCTCCTTTTTCTCCGGGGTCTCCTTTTATGCCCTGCGGTCCCGGGTCGCCCTTTGGCCCTTGCGGACCAACTGGTCCCTGCGGACCTTGAGGCCCTTGAATCCTGCCAGCATTGTTCCAATTTGTGCCGTTAAAAACCCACATTTCTCCATTTATTAAATACGCGTCGTTCTTCTCTGCGCTTAAAGGGAGGTCTGCCTCAGATTCTTTTGTACCAAGGATATTAAGAGATGTTCCATCATTTCCTTGTTCACCCTTTTCTCCTTGTGGGCCTTGTGGACCTTGTGGACCAACATCTCCTTTTTCACCTTGTGGTCCCTGCGGACCTTGAGGCCCTATAATATTACCAACATTTTCACTATCACCATCTGAAAATGTTATTGTCAAATTTCCATCTGTGTCGATACTGACCGCTGTGATAGAGATACCCCTTAGTGATTCTTTCTGCTCGGGTGTCAGCGATTCAAATGCTACGGTGCCATCCGCACCCTTTTCTCCCGGATCACCTTTATCTCCTTTTTCACCCCTTGGACCCTGCGGGCCAGCAGGACCCTCTGCGCCTTTCTCTCCTTTATCTCCTTTTTCGCCTTTTGGACCCTGCGGGCCAACAAATTCTCCGGCATTGACCATCTCTGAAATATCCTCAATGGAACACAATCGTCTTACATCATTAGCCGCAAATGCAATGTATAAGGCTTTGCCAGATGGAACAGAAGGGTCATTGCCAAGAATCGCAACGGGCTCTCCAGGACGAATTTTCGATGTATCAAAATCAGCGTACATACCGCGCCGGAATTGTATTGTATATGTATTGGCCATATTAGACTTACCTCCTTATGAAAGGAAATTATTTTTTATGTAATCCTTTACGGAATCAAGATTTTTCTGTACATTGTCATCCATTACAAGGAAATTACCTTTATTATTCTGACTGATGATACTTCCTGTGCTTTCGTCTACTTCTGAATAGGTGTAAGCAATGCGACTTCCTTCTCCAGTGCTGAGATTCATAAAACTTGTAAGAATTTTTTTCATGATATTTCCTCCATTTCGTCAATAATTTTTTTCCTGTTATTAAGAAGCTCTTTTTCGTAATCGGGTTCTGATATTTCAAGGCTTTTACTGTAGTCTGGCTCTGGCATGTCTGTGTCTATTGCCCTATCGTAAGCTGTTTCACTTGCATCAGCAAAACGCATGTGTTCATAGTCAGCTTGACGCGCTTTGACTTCAAATGCAAATTTAAGCCCCGGAGTACCTTTTACAGTGAAATATGTCTGTTCTTTTTGGTCTACCCAACAATCTCCATCTCCTTCCTTTTGCAAGAACACATAATATTCAATCCTTACATTAGTAGATTCTTGGAATATGTCATCTATGTCTATCAGACATGTGCCGTCTTCTGATATGGATGCTTCTCCGATGTCTCCAAACATGGGGGATGCCATTTCGTAGCAATAAAACGCCTGTGTACCATAGTTTTTTGTTGGAAAAATCCTCTTCTTTGTCCCTCGGACACTTAAATCCGCAAGGTCTGTCCCCGTTCCGATGCTATAGAAATGACCACTGGCTTCTACGTGCGTGCCTGCTTTAACTTTTTTTGATGCCGAAATACTGTCCGCAGAAACACTGCCAGCAGAAACACTGGTATTAACCGAGACCGAACTTGCGTGTACGGTTCCTGTATAAAGATTGATTCCTCTAATTCGTGTTCCATACAACGTCCCGTACCCCGGCACATATGCTCCTGTGTTCGTCTCTGAATAGATCTCTCCAGTTGAAGCATCTAGCGTTACTTCTCCATACGCGCCACTTGCTGAAAGCTTTTTAATTCCGACTTTCCATCCTGCTAATTCACCTGTGTTAATATAATCGGCATTCATGTACACATTGCCATTTGATAGATACAGACCTTTATTGCTGCTGTTATCGCTTAGCACATTAATAATCTCTTGTTTAGACATTTTTCCTATGTCGAGGTTGCTAAGTGCATTGTCTGTATAGCGATTCGCATTCGATAATGCTGTCGAAGCTTTATTTTCAGCAACACTATATATTGTGTCGCCGTTTGTTAACGCAAATGTATTAGGTCTGAGCGTAACATTTCCGTAGTTATCAATCGCAAATGTTGACGTTCCAGAACTGTTTGTAACGTTGATGTTCTTCAGATTAATCAAATCAGCTGAAATCTGACCTGATTTAATATAAGAAGCGTTTATATACAGATGTCCGTTCTGCATATAAATTCCCTCTTGCTTACCGTTATCCGTTAAAGCGTTAAAAACTCTTTCAAAATTGACAATTTTTTCAGCGTCCAGTTCCTGCCAAGTGCCATCAGTCCCAGAAAACATATATACCCGGCTCGTAGAAAAGTTCATGAAAATCGAGCCGTCATGTTTTTTATATTCTTCACTTTTCCACTCAGATGCCGGATAGTTCTGCAATGTTGGTACATACGTGCCATAATAGTTCGGGATAGTCACATTATTTTGAACTGCCCCATCCACAACATCCTTGGCGATCTGTTCAATAGTTCTACTTTTTAGCGTAAAGTTTTCGACCTCTAATGTGACAGCACCTGTGTCGGCATCTATTTTTAATGTCGTATTCCCGTTATTATCTTTTGCTGTAAAACCTCTTGTGTTAATCCATTCTGATTGGATGCCAATAGCATAAAGAATATTCAGAACAGCATCTCCATTACTGTCAAACCCGGCTTTCCATGTCTGACCCCCATCTACTGACAAAAAGAATCCATCGACACCTGTCTTATAAATTACTTTAGAATCAGCAAGTGTAGGCTTATCATGCCGGTACGTAATTACGGAACCATCTTCTTGTACTTCCTCTGTATAGAAAAAACCCAGCGTGTTCGCTGCAAGTTCATTCATCTGTTTGAGCTTTACGTCATAGGCAGATAGTTTCTTCTCTATATCTTTTTTTGACTGCTCTACCGCTGCTTGCTGACCACCAATAAACTCACTTACATCTTCTTCGGCACTCTTTGCACTACAGCTCCATGATGTTGAGCCACCGAACACAAATTCTACATTAGTTACAAATGATCTAAAAACACGATTCTTTGTATCAATAAATTCGACCGGATCGCCGAAAGTGGCGTATCCGTTGGCAATTCCGTCACATGAGAAAGGACGCATTCGCAAACCGATTAATTGATTTCCAATAGCTTCGACTCCTGCCTGTGCATTTCCTGACAATAGCTGATTATCAATAGTGATTACATAGCCGTCCTGGCCTGACATATATTCGGTCTCATCTTCTACATATTTGACACCTGTTACAATAACATCGTCTACATCATATTGTAGATTCTGAATTGAAAATAACGCGTGATAATCGTTATTGCTTAACGTACCACCATCAATCACAGTCCCCATTGTCCATGGATTAAGCGTACCTCCATCCAGATCATCACCATTTGTCCAGTTCTTTACTGCTCCACCATCGTAAATAGTCGTATTGGTAAATGTCTTATCAAACGTAATAATCCTGAGTAAGTCATTTTCGTCGATTCTTGCATTTCCACCGGCTATCCCGGCACACATTCCGATTACTGTACGATATGTCGCATTAGATGGCACTTTCTGAATCTGAAAATCCGCATTTGGAAACATTGCATCTCCAAGAGTGATTCCACATTGCTGACAGCATTCCGAGAGCAGTTCCTTGACCGTACAAGGAAAAGACAGATTAGAATCATATGCCTTATCAGCGTTATGCATTTTATCTAAGAGAGAAAGACTTATTTCGCTTGCTGTTGCGGGCTTTTTCGATACAATGTAAGTACCTCTCTTTATGGTTTCTATCCTGTTGGATAACTGCACATTGAGAAAGATAACAAACCTTGCAGCGTTAAAATTATATCCGTCAAAGCGTCCATCATCGTTTACTAATGATAAGCTTGCCGTTTTTGCGATTGCCACACCCACCGGAAAGTCCCCGGAGTCTGCTGAATCTACGAGATTATTTCCAGACAGATAAAAGTCTTTTTTGCCTAGCTTAAGAGTTGTGCCATTTGACAATGTAACATTTGCTGTCACGTAATAATTTCTGTTTGTAAGTGATTCTTTCTTTAACTGAGTAGATACATTTATCAAATCGGCTCAATCCTCCTTACATTGATAGACAAATCTGTCCACTTTTCTTCCCCATCTTTCAGAGTTTGCGCAGCCATGTTGAAATTTGATGCGTAGAATGTTCTGTCTATCCATCTTCCCGGAACAGTTGGGTCTTTATGGTGGAATGTGAATTGACTTTTGTTAAGTACAGTATTTAGTATGGTTGCTATTTCAGCCCATGTAAGCTCGCCCCATTGCATGTCATACCCACTTATGGTCCCCATTGGCGTATTGTGCATAATCAAATCCTGACTTCTTTTAGAGTCTTCTGTAGAAGTGGTTGCGAGCACCGGTTTGTAACTATCCGGTGCTCTTATAACAACGTTGTCTATTTTAAATTGTTCCTGCGGCATATTCTTCTCCTTACGCTAACTCAAATGGGTTTTTCCCATTCCGATTTCTTCTCATTTCAGCTTCACTGATAATAATATCTAACAATTTTCTGCCAGATGCATTAACTGTAACATTGTAGGTATTTCCATCTCCCTGTCCTTTTCCTGATTCCTCCCGGACAATCTGACGTAACAGGCTTTCCGGTGCTTCCAAGTTATTACCCTTTTTCTGGTCGCCTAATACCGCAAGGAATTCGCTTCGTGGTGGAATAACTGCGCCACTGGCCAGATATGGGATAGTTCCGATACGTGGAAATGTTGCATGAAATCCAATAGTCTTTGTGCCAAACGGTGTTGGAACAGACCAAGGCCCAAAGGAGAAAGCCGATTCGATTCCACCAATTGCATTATTAATCATTCCAACTGCATTGTTAACAATACTAATTGCCTTATTAATTGGAGCTTTGATGAAATTTACAATGCCCTCAAACGCAGATTTTACCGCATCTCTGGCGGCATTAAATTTACTTGTGATGGCATTTCTTATTGCTTCCACTTTATCAGAAATAAAACTTGTGACATTGTTCCATGTCTGAGTTGTCTTACTCTTTATGCTATCCCATATACCTGTAATTTTAGTTTTAATTGCATCGAATACTGTTTTTGCCGTGGTTTTAAGAGTGTTCCATAATCCAGAAACTTTCGTTTTGATTGAGTTCCAAGTAGTAGATGTTGACGTTTTAATAATATTCCAAACGTTAATTATTTTTTGTTTTAAATTGCTTAATGTACGTGTTACTGATTCTGACAATGCGCGAGTCTTTTCAACAACCCAGTCTTTTAATTTTGTTGCTGCCGCGCATATTTCATCCCAGTTTTTGTACAGCAAAACTCCGATTGCTATAGCAGCACCGACTGCGATCGCGAAAATCCCGCCAGTGCCGATTGCTGTCGCAATGGCCTTGATTCCACCCATGATCCCGCCAGTGCCAGTCATTAACGCGATAAGTCCTTTTGCGGCTGTAGCTATTCCAGATACACTTTTGATAACTCCCGATGCTAATTCTGCAATCTTTGCTGCCGCGAACGCTCCGATTAGGGCTGCGCCGAACGCTTCAACAATCGACTGATGATCAGCAAGAAAAGTTGCTACTTTTGCGACTAAATTAATCACTGTCGGAAGTCCTACCTCAATAACCCATTTCAACATCGGAAGAACGATGTTATTGTAAATCCATTCAAGAACATTTCCAATGGATTCCAGAATTGGTGCAAATGCACTTGTCAGATTACTGATAGATTCTAACAGCGGATAGAAATCTAAGTTTGCCGCCCACGTTGCCGTATCTGCGGCAATCCTCTCAATGAACTGCATAACCACCACAAGAGCATCTGCGATGTTCTGTATAATCTGCGTTCCGACATTGTTCTTATTCCACGCGTCGGCAAAACCGGATGCAATATTCCCAATAGTTTTAAGCACGTTCTGAGCAATCCTTAGCATGGTTGTAAGCATTGTCGTACCTGTACCGTTTGTCCAGACTTCCATGAGACTCCTGCCTACACTCTTAGCAAGCTTCGCAATTCCAGATAGAGCAATCTGTGCCGCATCAATAGTATTCTTACCCTCTTTTTTCCAAGCGTCCTGAAATGGCTTCCAGAGCTTTTTAAGGAGCTTCGCGAGCTTTTCAGCTGATTTGCTAATTTTATCAAGAACTGTCTCACCCTCTGCCAACTTTCCATAATCAACATTTTGTACAGCATCTTTCATCTGGTCTGCAAGTCCGCCGGTTGTACCCGGCACTTTTGACGATGAATCCGCACTTTTATCCGTTGAGTAATTATTTATTTCGTCGAGAGGACTAAGATATCCTTTTGCCGCCTTAGTAGCTTTCTTGGTTGCGTCCGCTGTATCATTTGTTGCATCCGCCAGCTTTTCGGCATTGTCGGCAGCATTTCCATATTGGTCTGCCGTATCAGCTATTGCATCTGTCCCGGCAAGGCCTGCACCACTTGCGCCTGTCTGGCCAGATGATTTCTTTCCGGTGATTAACTCCGTAAATGACTTGAAAGCATTTGCCAGAGTTGCCAGTTTGCCCAGCAAAATATTAATAACTCTCAAAACAGGAGTGAAGAGATTGATTAATCCCTGTCCGACTGTTGCTTTGAGAGATTGCAGCTGTAACTGCATCACTCGAACCTGATTCGCCCAGCTGTCCGATGTTCGGATAAAGTCACCAGATGCGGCAGATAACTGTTTCTGCACAAAAGCCAGACGAAGAGCCACTTTCTCCTGTTCTGTCATTTCAGATGTGGTTTTGCCATAGCCATTAGCCAGCGCATACTGGTCAAGTGCCGACTGGCTCATTACCACGCCGAGATCTTTGAGCGTTTCCGTTTCACCCGTAAATACTGATTTCAGCTTGATATAAGCTAAGTCCTGACTGATGTTATAGAATGATGCCACATCACCAGTCAGCTGTGTCAGAGCCGTTGACATATCATAAGCCTGCGCTTCGGAAAAGCCGAACGACTTAGACATTGCTCCGAACGTTCCAACATACTGTTTCGCCATGGTTTCAGATAATCCGGCTGAGGTCATGGCGTTCTTCGCAAATTCATTAACCTTATCAGACATGGTTGTAAATGTAACATCAACCACGTTCTGAACTTCTGCCAGATTGGAACCTAATTCAACACACTCTTTTCCAAACTGCGCCAGCTTTCCGATTGCAAATACTCCGCCAATCAGCACGCCTATTTTTTTTACTACGCTGCCAAGTCCATTAAAAGACTGTCTGATTGCTGATACGCCGTTTTGTACACCTGATGTGTCCATTCTGGTATCAATAATGACTGAGCCATCAGCAGCCATGTGTCCACCTCCTAACTATTTGAGGTTCAACATCTCATTCAGCTTATCTTTATACGCTTGCTCTTCGTCGCTGAGACGTGTTTTTATGTCAATAATATTCTTATTTTCCTGATAGAATTTCTTTTCCCATTTATCGAGCTTTTCACCCTTCGCCTTTTTAGAGCGGATTCCAACAACTGTATTGAACAGGCACTCGCCGGATTCCATGAAGTACCCGAAGAACGTCCACCAGTGCATATACGGTACCGACCTGATTTCTTTACCGGCAACTTTGTTTACAGCCGGAACGATCATATCTCCATCCTGTTCCCAGTCCATCAAACGGGGTTTGGACTTGTTCGGGCTATCATCGAATTGACCACAATCAATAAACTCGCAAGCTTTCTGACAAGCTTCTGTAAGATGTTCCAGGGGTATGCTTTGCCAGTCCTCAAACAAAATCTGTAACATAACAACAGCTTTCGCCTGTTCGTCCAATTCTGGGTCATTCATGGCTATGAGAATATCAATGATCGCTCGAAAATCGGTTCTAATAGAAAAATCCACCCCACTTATATTGAGTGAGGTGGGAAGCTCATAGGCGGTCATTTTGCATACTTCTCCGTATACTTATTGACTGCTGCCTGCATTTTCTTTTTTCTCTTTTCGATTTCCGGCGCAATTGCTTCTGCGATCTTATCCAGAACAATGTAAGCGAACACCTGACCATTTCCGAAAACGGTTGTTGCGGTAATTGGTTCTTTGAACAGGTCTTTTGATGCTTCATATCCGAGCAGATAATTGATTTTATCCTCGATCTGTTTGTTCAGTTCTGCCATTTCTTTACCGGAAGTGACTTTCTGGATAGAATTTTTGAGCTGTTCAAAGTATTCTGCCAGTTCTTCTGCACGTGCTGCTACATTGATATCGGTCGGATTCAGCTTAAAAGAAGAAAAAACTTCGTTTTCGTTGTTAGTGAATGTGAAAATGAGAATTCCATCGTCAATTTTGGTATTAATTACTTTTGCCATTTAGCATGTCCTCCTTGTATATGTGCTTATTCGCTGTCGGCTGTGAATGTACCGGAACTGATATCAAATTTTCCTTTTACACGTTCGCCAACATAGTTGACAGTAAACGGAATCTGATAACCGGATGTATCACCGCCATAGGAGGTCGGCACAACATAACAATCCTGCTGGTATGCTTCATACTTTCCTGCTGTAGCTTCTGTCCACAGATGAACCTCAACTGCTTTTGTTTTGAGGTTGTCATCTTTGAGACGTCCATCTACAATCTTCTGCAACGCTGTGAACAGGTCTGATGTGGTATCTGCATAGAACGGATCAGCATCAGAAGAAGCTTCGTAGCCATTGTGTTTAAATGTGGATTCTCCAAGAATGTTTTTAGATGTTTCAGTGTCTGGATTGAGTTCTACATTGTACTCTTCCAGGTCTTTTCCAAGACGCTCATATTTCGGCGTCAGTCCTCCGCAGAGGGAGCCTGCGTCGATATAATGAGCCATATATTTACGGTCAATTTTTCCTGTAACTGGCATAGAAATGTCCTTTCTGCCTATAACTTTAAAAGGCTGTGTAGGTTAGCGACTATCTCCAATTGATAGTCGGTTGTTACTTGTTATATTGCTTCGTAAGTATTTTCGTAGCGCACCGACAATGGTAACAACCAGTCCTGTACGCCGCTCTCCTGCGGTTCTAAACCATAGGAGTTGTCACGTGTGATACGTTTTATCACTCGCCCCTGTGAAAGCTCTGGAAACACATTTAAACGCGTCTCAGAGCCATTTATAATAACTGGTTCCCGGCATATCCATTTACCGAGATTGTCAAGGAACTTCTGAACAGATAGTTTCTGCCTTTCTTTGTCAGATGCTGTACGATATACCACGTAAAATGGGTACTGACATACCTGATGCATCGTTCCGCAAACGTCTTCTTTCTCTGAATAGATCAACGCCCCGTTGTCTGCCGAGAACGCAATTCCTGATTCTTTGCCGAGTTCTTCAAACTTGATTGTTTCATTTTCGTATAACCCTGGATACTGGTTTAGAAGTGCTTTCATGGCATCTGTCAGAATCTCATATCCAGTTGCATCTTTTCCGATAGGTTTATCCGCCATGTCTGCCACCTCCTGCCTGTGCTTTTACTTTACGAATCCATGTGTCGCCGTATTGTCGTTTAGCGGCATCGAACCACTTTGCTTGTGCCTGTGGGTGAATTTGTTTGGTGTATTCAAGATTTTCCTTTGCGGCTGTCTGACCAGAAAACTGACTAACAAGAACTTTCTTTGCTCCACGTCTTGCGTAGGGACTTCCAGTTGCTTCATCAACCATTCCTTTCCCCTCGTACAGAAAGCGCCCATAAGGAGCCGCCGCCGCGCATACTTTCCCAGTTCCTTGCAAAGATGTACTCTCAATTCTTGTCCGATTGATAAAATTTCCGGTAATCATTGGCATAAATGGAACCATGCTGTCCATAACCATTCCGTCAAGGAGATACTGGGCTTCTTGATACTGTCTGGAAAACCTGTCCATATTCAGCTTGATTTTCATATCTCCATCGACTATGGAGAATCCTTTGAAATGATGAATTTTACTCATATCACTTACCCAAAATCTCAAAGTGTGGAATCAGTGTGTACGGACCGCCTACACTGGTAACCTTAAACACGTTATCCTTGTTCTCGTTCATGTACTGGTAGAATCCGTTTCGATAATCACCATCAGTTACTGCTCCACCAGTCCATTCACCCTCCCAAAAGAATGATTCGTCCGAGAATGTGATAGTATCTTCCAGAGCATTGTTAATCTGCCTTTTCCACTCCTTCGAAGGCACCCATGGGAGAATCTTGCCATCTTTATCGGTAATGGTTATATCACCGTTCTGAACAGCATAACGAACGTGCAACTGTGCGTTGTCAGTTGCGTCTGGTCCGTACTTTTTAAGGATTGCTCCCTTGTCCGTAATGAGATCAACGCCGGATAGCACGTGAGGATACCAGTACGCATCTCCTGTCGTGGCTGATTCGTAATAGTCAAAAATCGTCACCGTTTTTTCGTACATGATACCCTCTCCTTAATATTATTCTTTCTGCGTTGTCTGCTTAATAATCTGATTCACGCCAGTAGCCGATAATCCGTTAAACATACCGACCGCAACCGCTGTGATATAATCCGTTGCCGGGAAGTCCGGGATAACTCCCATCCCGACAGCTCCGAGAATGCCACCAATAACCGCCATGATCACTGGAATCCATTCATCAGAGATTCTTTTTGATGCTTTACAGCCCATTCCTACGATGTAGCAAATCATAACGATTGCGATGCATGAGCCAAGTGTTGAAATGTCCATAATCATACCTCCAAATCAACTTTTTCCATAACTGCCCTTGCTTCCAGAACAGCAATATAATCCGTCATTGCTCTTACCTGCATATTGTAAGTGCTTCTCGGACAAGTAGGAGTAAATGGGAGTTCCCCTTTGTCCCACTTTTCAAGCATATTCGCAAGTTTCTTATATCGAACAACCACCTGCATATACTCTGCCTTAAAGCGTTCCTTGTAATCTGCACTGTTCATCATTTCAACTGTCTGTTTTAATTCCATTATTCAGATACCTCCTTAAATTCTTCTTCAAACTCATCCTTTACCATTGTATCGAAATACCCTTCTTCATCACGCAAGACGTAGTCTCCGGGCTCTACGAGTACCGAATCAACTCTTTCGCCATCTCTAAATAGAGCAGGATATGCAGAAATCTCAATGTGCGGTGGGTTAAGATTGCTATTAATTTTTACCGAATTTCCAACAAACTTTTCAATTTGAGTTATACTCTCTGGAGTGGTAAAACACTGAATAGCTTCAACTATAGTCGGTTTTATTCGCGCATATTTCATACTCACATCCCCGCATAAAGAATCGGTATTCCATCATCCGTCCTTACTCCCATCAGAAGCGGAAAAGCTGTCTTAAGAAGTAAGTCATTCGTTTTCCGTACATCTCCGGCGGCATCATATACCGCACTCCATTCCTTTGCACCCGCTCCAATCTGCTGAGGCGTTGCGTAAGAGATGGATTCACTGCCGGAACTTACAGATGTTACAATGCCTGTCGTGCTACCACCGGACCCGATTGCGGTTGACGCACCACTCACAGCGGCATTGGTAGCATTCTTTTCAGCAAGCTCAATCTGATACATTAATTCAGCCAATGAACAGACCGCCTTTTTGATACGCTTCTGTGAGCGTTCGTTTGTTGGCAGTCCGTCCACCAGTCTGTCAAACGTCATTGTGTCCACAAAATCACTGGCTCTTTCTGCCAGTCGTGGAAAGTCGGTTTCTGGCACGACATTGCCGAATGATTCTGTATAGAATTTATAATCTGCATAAGCCATGCCAGTTACCTCCTGCGATCATCATTCTGCTGTTACGCTTGCACTTCCGGCATTCAGCGCTTTGTATGTTCCATCACACTCAACCACTGTGATCTTCTGTCCGGTTGTTGCCTTAACATCAGCTTTTCCGTCCCATGTAGTCCAGTTTCTAAGATTCTGTCCATAAGTCACAGCTGTTTCAGACGCACCAACTTTGTATTTGTATACATTGTTAACGTTTTCTTTAGCCGGATTTACAGTGATTTTTGTATTTCCGGTTGCTGTTCCAGCCGCAGATGTTACTGTCAGAGTACCAAGTGTTGGTGTCTCATCAATGGTGATTACTGCGATTGCGTCAATGTATTCCGCAAAAAGAGTAAGTCCCATAACTGCAAACGCTTCGGACACTGCTGTGTGGTAGTTGCCCTGAGTGTGGAATCCGATCAGATTTGTCTCGCCAGATACGGTGTATACAAGGCCTGCTCTTGCAAAGTCAGACTCATTCGGGTCAACATAGTAAAGTACGATGTTCTCAACAGGAGTTGCGATAACCTGTCCTCTCGGGATTTCGCTGTCAGATAACAGGAAGATGGTATTGAATCCCATAAAATCTTTCATGTATTGGAATCCGAACTGGTTCTGAATAGTAATCTCAGCTGCTCCAAGGTATTCATATACGTCCAGAATGTTCACAAATCCAACGACGCCAGTCACATTTCTGTGCATCTGTTTGAATTTGTTCTCAACACGGCCCTTAGCCATTGCCAGAGCCATCTGGAATGTAGTTTCTGTGGAAGTAAGTGTACCGGTTTTCAGATAGTCATAGAATCTTCCGGTAACATCAGTCTGAAGCTGGAAAAGGAACTCATCGTCAGTCATCTGAACAGCGTTCTCATAACCGTGGTCCTTGATCGCTTCGATAGATACAGCCTTTGCGTACTTCTCGATAGTCATTTCCGCATAGTTCTTTTCTTTTACAGTAAACTTGCTGTAAGGGATTTCCTCGCCCTCTGCCACTTTTCCGCTCTGTAAAGTACCTTCTGCATACTTAGACTTGAGTACAGCACCCGGCTGTTTTTTGATAGGTCTCATGATACCCAAAATGTCACGTAAGTGCTGCCAGTTTCTTTCGAATCTGGTAACAAAATCAATCTCACGTGCTTTTACCTGAATATCATTTGTCATAATAAGATTAGCTTTTGCTGCCATATAAAAATCCTTTCTACCCATAATTGTTAAGGTATTGGGTTAGCGGCTATACTCTGGCGTATAGTCGGTGTAAAAAATCACTGGAATAACTGGATATTCTGAGCAATTGCAGCCTGTCTCTCGGACGGGTCTTTGATTGCTTCGATATCTTTTTTAGTCATACTTCCCGGTGTCTGCTGCTGTCCAACGTGAGTGGTAAATCTTGCCTGATTCTGCTGAGCCTGCTGCTGAGATTCATCCACAAAAGCGGATGCGTCAGACTGCTTCATCTGTTCGATCAGGTCGTTTAATCCGAGGATTTTACCATCTTTCAGTTTTAATCCGGCTTCTTTAATGTCTGCCATAACAGACTTCTTTGCCGCTTCGCTGGAGAACTTAACATCGTCGAGTGCCGCTTTCAGAGCATCCGAGAAATCACGGTCGTAGATTTTTGCATTGAATTCTTTCTCTGCATCTGCCGCTTTCTGTTTCCAAGTCTCTAACTCGCTTTTAATATTTGCCGGGTCGATACCGTCAAAACTTTTTAAGGTTTCTTCTGCTGTCTCAGCACGTACTTTCCAGTCATCACGTTCTCCCTCGACTTTTGACAGAGTTTTTGCAACTTCCTTTGCATTCTTGTAATTCTCAGAGAGTGCTTTCTTTACATCTGCCTGTTTATCCTCCGGGATTTCAATTCCAAATGATTTTAAAGTGTCAATAAGTTTCTGCATAACATCCTCCTGGTCGTGTTTATTGACCTGCCGCCGCAGGTAAATGGATTAAGCCAGTTAGACCACTGGCAGGGTAACGGTGCATACACGATTCGAACGTGTACAGCATTTCTGCTGGATAGGTTAGCGACCTACTCTGATACCATTACAGCAATGCACCATATTCAAACACGATTAGGATTTCTCCTTATTCACCATACTTGCAACCATATTCAGCCACTGTGACGATAAGTCTGAGCTTTCGGGAGCGACCCTGAGCTTCTTACCGCGGTCAAAGTACACATGGGAGTGTCACCCATAAATTTCACGGTTCTTTCAGAAAATGTTTTTCATAGCAGGAAAATTTTTCTATGAATTGCCATACCGCTACTTTAACGAATCTCTTGTGTTATACCCTAATTTCTCAGGTTCAAGGCAAATCAGCTTAACAAGATTTCCGTCTAGTCCGTGGTCTCTCACACCGCTCACATCAACGGATTATTCTTGCACAGCAAGCGTCTATTGTACGCCGACCACAAGGATTCTGCTTTTGGTCTCTTTATGATGATACACTACAAGGTGTGTTGGAAGTTCCTTCCTCCTCCAACAGAATCACTTCTGCTAAAAAGATGGTTGATAGTCCAGTATCCCGAACTACTCTATCTTACATAACCCTGTATCTCAGCTAGACTGAAAATCTATCTGCACTGAGTTAATCATGTTTGAAATTGCAGGAGACGGATTTGAACCGCCGTTCTCAAGGATATGAGCCTTGTGAGATTCCGCTTCTCCATCCTGCCATTAACCCGGATTCCCGGGTTAGCAAGGTATTTAACGTGTCATGCCCGCCACGAGTTGTTTCGGATATTTATTTCTTTTTTAAAAGAAAAGTATGAATAACAAAAACCTTAATCAAGGAGGTGAGCCATCTTGCGTGCCAGATGGCAAATACGCACGACAGGATTCGAACCTGTTCAACTTTCCGTTAAAGCGTGCGTACCAGCTACTAAATTAAAGGAAGGAGGATTAAAACGAAAATGTCAAAAACAACCGTTTTACTTGTGCTTCCTGCTGCACAATTACATTATAACAGATTTCTTTTAACTACCTCTCTACCACTTTTGCGTTTTTAGAGCATATCACGGAGTTTTTCTACGTATCTCTTGACAAGATCACGTTCTTCCCGGCACTCTGCATCCTTGGACATATCACTCATTTCTGTTGTAAGTTCGTCCAGATGTTCTTCCAATGCGGCGAGCATCTTTCTTTTGCAGTCTTCAGACTTGCCGGAACGATAGCTCTGTTTCTGCGTCATGTAATCGTCATAAGCATCTCGCCCATCAGAGCGGCTGTAATGCCCTCTGACATAATGTTCACCCCTTCTGGCATAAGAATTACCCCTGTCGTAATCAGGCATCATTCTACCATCATTTGAGCTGTATCTCCCCATGCTGTCACGCTTTCTTCCACGTTCACTGTAATCGTCATTGTATCCGCCACGCATCTCATCAAGGACAGTGTTGTAGTACTCTACTTTCTTATCCCAGTACTGCGTATTCTTGATATCTTTGTACATATCAATCAGTTTGTATGTCATTTCCAAGTTCCCAGTGGTCAGCCCATTATCAGCAATTTTGGACAGCTCGTCTTCGATTCTTGCGCATAAGTCTTTAATATCTCTCATAATCACACCTCCTACGCTTCTCTGGTCACAACAATGTTCGCGTTCGCAACAGAAATAGCCTGATCGCTTGTGTTTTCTACCGCGATATTAACGCAGCATCCGCGAGGCACATCAATATAGATGCCAGAGGACACATTATTGTACTGATTTACTGCTGCCGGTGTGGAAATCATCTGGGAAGAAAGAACCGGCTCACCAGAGATTGCAATTGCCAGAGAAATAGCTCCGACAGTACCGCCTGTTGGAATTGCGATATTACCAGAAAAATCCACGAAGAATCTCGCTTTACACTGATTAGTCAGTCCTCTCAGAGTGATGATTCCACTTCCCTCTCTGTGCTGAATGCAGTTAGAACCTTTAACTGCTGTGTTTGAAAATACTACGTTTCCATTTGCTGCTACAGTCTGAGCAGCCACATTTGTAAATTCTGCCATAAAAATACTCCTTTCATATCACAAAAGGACAGGTCTCAGCCTGCCCCTCTGTGTAATAACGGCATAAGCCGACATCCGAAATCAATCGAAAGATACTCTCGATATGAAGTTATCAGCAATTGCATCCGGTGTTGCATCCGCATCCACATCCGTAATATGTGTTCGGGTTAGGAACCTGATATGCCGGAATCGGTGCTGGATTGATTGCATTAATGAGCTGCTGTGTCTGAGAAGCCATTGCAGTTGTGAGAAGTGCGCTCTGGCGATCCTGAGATGCAGCACGTCTGAGATCATTATTCTCAGCCTGCAGACTAGAAATCTTTTCATTGCAAAGATAGTCAAGAATGGCTCTTGTTCCTGCATTCTGACTGTCAATAATGTCTCTTGTGTTACTGTTCATTGTGTTCTGCAATGCACAGGTGTTCTGCGCCATGTTGTAGTTCACGCCCTGGATAGCTTCCCTGGTTTCACAACAGCAGTTTGCAAGCTGCGCCTGCAATGCGTTTGTATTCTGCATATTGGCTACAGTATCGGCATTGATTGCCTGCTGGATTCCAAAGCCGGTCTGCATGATGTTTGTGTTGATTCCATTGAATCCGGTAAGCATACCGTTATTCATGGCATAAAAGCCATCACACAGGCCGCTATTGATTCCGTCAAGCTTGCTGATCACAGCGGAATTGTCGAATCCTCTCTGAATGTCTGCCTGAGTAGCTGCCGTGGCTGCATATCCGCCGCCGTTTCCATTATTGCCCCAGCCATTGTTTCCCCATCCGAAGAAAGCAAAAATGAATAAAACAATAATCCACCAGCTACCATCTCCACCAAACATGCCGTCATTATTTCTACCATTTCCAGTAGCAGCGGCAATATCTGCTAAGCTATAATTTCCATCCATAATATAATCTCCTTTTTGTGTATTTACATCAATCTGGCCAGATTGTAATGTACTATTTCATTCCTTTCAACATGTGCTGGAATTGCCCTGCCATCTGTTGAACTTGATTAAGTTGTTGCTGAGAAATCTTCCCAGACTGTAACATCTTCTCAACTTCTGCTTTCGGGTCTCCCTTAAAATTCTGCTTAAACTGCATAAACTGCTGTATCATCTGCATTGGTCCGTTTCCCTGCGGCATCCCACCGCCAAGCGCGTTAAATAATGGATTACTCATCTGCGTTTCCTCCCTTGACTGCTGATTCCTGCACGGTATTAGCCCTAACAGGTTCAGAAAAAGAATTTAATCGGTTTATGATAGCTTCGTATTTGTCCTTCAAATCGTCATATTCCTGTCTGGTGACATATTTACTGTCCATGTTCTGAGTAGGCTGTTTAGGTGGCATCTGAGCGCCTATTTCGTGATACTCAAACGTCCGTAATGGTTGCGGCATACCGGAAACGTCTGTGGATTTTATGTAGAACTTTTCACTTTCACTGTCCATCAGTAAAACACTTGTCCCGGGTGCTACCAGATAGGATTTTGCGCCGACTTCGCCGGATACCCACAGGATACTATTGTTATTCTGTTGGGGTTGCTGCACTGGTTGAGTTGGCATCTGGACAGGCTGTTGCTGAAATTGATTCATCTGCCCCGGAACGCCAAAACTATATTGATAAGGATTGTTGTATAATGCCATCTTATGCACCACCTTTCTAATTATATTTTTGCATAGATGTATCAATCTAAAAAGTTCAAAAAAGTATCGAAAAAGTATTGACATACCACCAGATTGGTGGTATTATATAATCATCAAAGGAACGGAGGAAACAGAAATGAAGAAATACAACTTATCAAAAATCATGAAAAGGGCATGGGAACTGGTTAAAAAGTCAGCATTAACTATATCCTCCGGTCTTAAGAAAGCATGGGAGGAAGCGAAAACAATGGAACAAAAATTAGTTGAACTCGTCGGAAGCCCAAAACAGATTGCATGGGCTGAAGATATAAGAAAAAACATGATTTCGTATTTATCTGCTCTCGTTAGAAAATACGAAGCTGAAGACAGACCTGCTCGCGCAGAAAAAAGAGCTAAAGATATGGAGATTCTTAGCAACATCAAAGAAGCTTCATGGTTTATCGAAAATCGCAGTTATGCCGTATATTCTACAAATTATGATTCAAACGATTTAAGCGAATTAATGGCGAACCGAAATGAAATGAATTTATATGAGCGTATACATAAATATGTCAAAGAACATTGATAGAAAGGGGGACGAAATGTATGTATAAATATAATCAATCTGAATTTGAATCCATGATGGATGAATTAATGCATGATTTCAAGAAAGGCTGTGGAAAATCTGAAGCCGAACTTGATGTAGCTTACAAAATCTTAAATCCCTCTCCTGTCGGTGGGTTTGTCGACAGCCTCGTTAAAATGGATAAAGATTATAGCACGAATCTATGGGAGATCAAGCGAAAACAGATCAAAAGTTTTATACCTGAATGCGACGGATACCAGTTAGACGATATCGTGGCCTATTGCCGTGCGAAATTCTTTAAAGAAGAAGTCGATCGTATCATATATGATAATTCTATCGCTGAAGAATGTGATGTTTGTGTATATGCGGACGGTACTATATTAAGTCCGGAATGGCCATATTTATGTGCAAAAGTATATGTGAGTATTAAATGGATTGACGAAAATAAAACCACTTACACCCGTATTTTCCCATCCGCGGTAGGATTCATGTCTTACAAAACAAAAGGATCTATGGAAGATGATCTGAAGCAAAAAGAAAATATGTCCACCATGGAAATGCGTGAACACTTAAAGATATCCCGAGCAGAATTCTCAAGGAGGTACAACATACCGGTTAGAACGCTCGAAAACTGGGAATCCGGAAAAAGCAAATGTCCGGATTATGTGAGACAGTTGTTAGAGCGAGCTGTCTTGGAAGATTGTGAGAAATAAGAAAAGGAGAGGGTGGAAATATCCTCTCCATATTTTTAACACACTTTAATTATTTTATTATTTACCCGGCGGCTTAACCGTTTCGCCGTGGATATACTCACATTCATCTGTTCAGCGCAGTATTCGAGCGTATATTCCTTACATCTCAGCCGGAACAGTCTTTCTTCGTCCGGTGTAAAATTGCACTCTATCAAGAATCTGTCTATATCTTTCTTTGTGAACACGTATAACTTCATAAGCATACCCCTTATCAATGCTAACGCTGATTCTGTGCAAGATACTCCGTGAGCTTCTGTTTTGTTTTTTTTAACTCCTCGACATTATTCCCACTGATTTGGCTATCCAGCATAGTTGATAACACTTCCAGAATTAATGAATCTCGTTCTGCGATTCTCCGAAGACTTTCATAATCTCGTCTATCATGTTCTTCCAGTGTCTCTACTCGCTTATTAAGTCGGAATGCCGGTGTAATCCATTTAAAGATTACAGCCGCTGCCCCTCCGACAATGGACACTCCTCCGCAAATAGAGAGGAAAATCTGTACAAATTCTGATACGCTCATTTAGCTACTCCTTTTCCCAGTAATATACCGGGATCTCATTGCCGCTATCCCATGTATCGAAATATTTGCCATCTTGTACTGTCACCACATGACTGTCTATGCAGAGAATATATGTACCTGTCGGATGATCTGCGCAAAAGTCATTGACTGTATAGATATATCGCTCTGACTGTTCAATCAGTTTGCGCCTGTACCCATGTTTATAGAGGTACGCTCCCCAAACATAATTTGCACTCGGCATATCTGACACGCCTGTACCATTAATCCGGTGAATACCGTTTCCCAGTCGAACCCGGTTGCCTTGCATATTGCCCGGACAACGCAATCTCCTGTTCTCTTATCCTTAACAGGATTCGGATTGAAATATTCCCATCTATCCATCAGTCAATCCCCTTTGCTGTTTTATATCGTCTTGCCGCTCCTCTGGCTTTTGCGGCGTTCTGGCGGCTCCATTTCGCTATCATAAGGCGGTCTTGCAGTTCTCTCAGGTCGTTCTGCTTGCAGTAATCTTTATATGCAGCATTTTGTTTCTGGAGAAGATAAGACTTCCGGTCAAGATCTTGCTGGAGTGCGAATTTCGCCTTTTCATTCGGTGCATTATCAACTCCTGCTTGCAGTCCAAGAACTTCACGCTTCGTTTTGCGGATTCTTCGCTCATAAGTGCGTTGTCGTTGTTCTTTTTCATACTGCTTTCCCTTGTCGGCTTTATCCTGTGCTGATAGTTCTGCATAGGGATTGAATTCTCCATCACTTGCTCCAAAACTATGCCGACAGTTGACCCCTGATAGTCCGTTTGCTGTTCCGTATCCAGTCAATGAGAACGGCGGAAATTTCTTACTCTTGCCAGAACGAGAGTATATCTTGCCTTGCCACCATGAGTGATTGCCCGGATTCTGACCGCCGTCGCCTATTCTGGCTCCTATGTGTGCACTGACCAGAACTAAATCCCAGTCCATTTCTTCCATGCGTTTTAGGGATATATCTCCCGTAGCCTGAGCCACGCCAGTTCTGACAGAACGCGCTACTGCTGTTTCAATCGTATCTTTTCTGCCAGATGGATATGTGACAGTAACACCATCTGATACAACGTTATTAACCGCCTCTTTGATGGCTTGCGTATACCCAACTGCCCCAGTCATTACATGATTATATGCAAGGTCGCATTGTTCAATATAGAGCCTCTGAGCGGCACTTGCGGTTGTTCTTGTGAAGTCCTTCCACTCGCCCATAGTCGCAAGCATATTCCGTTCCATGAGCCTTATCATTGCCGGAGACTGCTCGAGCGGTACAGGGCTTAATCCTGCCGCCTTGTATACCTTGTCATCATAGTTCATTGCAGTGATTCCGGCATCCTCAAACGCTTCAAGGAGTTCCTGCTGTTCGCGTTTGGTATACTTTGATAGTTCTGCCAGAATGTCTTCTAACAGTTCGCCAGATTCCTGTAGCGTTCTGATTCTCCACGCATCGGCGTTGGTCAGAATATAGTCCTCGCCTCTGCCGATTCTTGCCACCATTCGAGACACAATCTCAGAGATGATATACTGATGCAATTCTTCAGCTATTTGTTCACTGCCCTCCGTAATTCTTCGTAAATATTCAGGACTAAGTATAGCATATCACCTCTTTCGTCAAAAGTCGTGGTACATGTTTTTATTTTTTTTAATTATTTTTCGCTGTCCTCACCAGTTTCAGAATCCGCATTATCCAGTACTGCGAATACATCTGCCATGTACACTTTCTCGAACTCCTGTGCCATTTTTACAATAAGCAGAGCTTGACTCTTGCTCATATTGAACTCAATCTTGTTATCTCCGACTTTAATCTTTACTCTCATGTCTTTTCTCCTGTTCTTAATCAATATAATTAAGCCCCACCGATATTCCTTGCCGACATAAACATAATATCAGCTTGCGTATTAGGCAGGGAAGAACTATGAGAGTTCACTAAAGCCCCTCTTTAGTTAATTAACTATTGTTGTCAACATACACATTTGGAACATCATTATTATTGATGTTCAACATATTGTTTCTGTTACATAAGTTATATCTTCCTTTAGTGAACCAGTTTCCTCTTTCAGTGAAGCAACATCCGTCTTGTTCTACTCAATCTGCTGCGCCTGTTCTGTGGTGGCCCCGGGCTTGACTGGATTCTTTTCAAGGTACTCATTTACTGCGGCTTTGATTTCTTCCGGTGAGATTTCGCCGCCTATTTCTTTTAAACATAATTCGTATAAATACTTCTCTTTTCTCGTAATTGGCTTTGGGAGTTCGCCCTTATAATCGCCTGTCAAGTACGCAAGATATTTTTCTTCCCTTGTTACTGGTTTATCTGCCATCTTTTTACTCCTCTCCGAATAGTTTTGGCTCGTCTGGTTGAGCTTCTTTGACCATTGCTCTCGCTTCTTCCTCAGTCATTCCTTCAAACTTCACGAAATATAGCCATGCCGGAACTTTGCCAGTGATCACATACTGCCACCATCTTGCACGGTCGTTTTCACGCACATACAAGATATCTCCGAAATCATAATTGACTTCATAGGCTCCGACAGGTGCAAGCCCGTACAAGTCAGCGTAAACGTTCAATGCGTAGATAACTTCGTCCAGACAGGATTCCAGTTTGTCCCGCACATCTTTAATGAACTGGACTGTCCTCTGCTGTTCTGCTTCTACTCCTGTAGCCGTCTGAATGCCGCTAGATTCGTTAAAAACAAAGTATCCGTTGGAGAATCCAATCTTATATCCCAACTGGCTTAAAAGAGCATTTATACCGCTTATACGGGTATCTGTGTTGAGCTGTGGATTGATTTCTTGATAGAACTCTTTCTCGTCCTGTCCGAATACATTCTTGACAAAGTGCGGTAAGTTCATCTCATTGCGTCTGTTCTCCATGCCCTGCGGTGACATGGCTGATACAGGTGTACCGCTCGGCATCAGCAGTCTATCATCTGCCAGAATAATCTTCTGAGAATCAAAAATTTCTCCGGCATTACGGCTGTATGCAATGTCGAGGTCTTTTAACTCTTCAATGGCTTCGGCAAATATCGGAAGTCCAAGTGGCGTGCTGATATCTACATTGTTTGCCTGTGGTGTCCGCAGTACTCCGTATAAAGCTCCGTCCAGTTTCTCACCGTTTGCCTTGAGAATCGGCGGTGTATCTGCCATGAGGTCAGTCCATTTGGTCTGCTTAAGGTCAATCTTATCTCCAATACTCTGAGGAGATTTTGATACATAGGCTCTATTGGAAACGTAGTACGGATAAGTTGTCACACCATCTACAGTGGTCTCAACAAACCTGTGATACTCGAGCCTTGTGTAGTATTTCTGTCCAATAGTATAACAATCCTTAAATATAATCCCTTTAATCTCCTGATTATCATAATCCACGATCATCACATCTGCCGGTGTAAATACATCAAGGCTCTCACCGTTTGGTTTGATAAATACTGTTCCATAGGCACAGCCATATTCTACCCAGTGACGAATCTGGAAATATACCTTGTCAATCTGCTCCTGAAGCCATGTTGCCCTTGCGGAACCATCAATCTGAATGCCGATCGCCAATGTTGCGAGCCGGGCTGTCTCTGAGCAGACAGATTTCGCAAAATTGATCGTCTTGATATTGTTCTTATCGTCTAACCATTCCGGCACACCTCTGTAGATGTTCGCGCACCGGTTAATCAGAGCTTCCATTTCTGGAAATTCTGCCGCCTGGATATTAAAGTCCTCTTCGGCTTGCTTTTTAAAAATCATGTTAAACCACCTTTTTAGTGTTGTTATAAGTCCCATTTAATCACCTGAATTAGCTGATTTCAGCACATTTCTGATAAACTCTATGTCTTTATTGAAATTCTTTATATCTTCGTTCTGTATCTCTATTGGTTTATCATTCCACAATTCTCTTCCAGCTCTTTGCCCTTGGAAGAACTGGAATTTGTCCAGAATTTCCAAGCATTTAAATATGTTTTCTTTGCTATTCATTATGCGCTGTACCCCCTTCTGTTAAACAACGGCTCATAAGCATACCTAAGTGCCGAAATTGCATGATCGTTTCCGTCAGGATAACCACTTATTACATTTCCCTCTTTGTCCCGATCATACTCATATTCCGCAATTTCCTTGTATGCGTTCGGTGTTCGCTTCGGGTCAATGACTATAGTCTTTGTCTGTAAGAATTTGAAACCATACTCGATACTTCCCGGTCCTTTGATTGCTCCTCTTGCAGGAAGTCCGGCATCCCGGAAGTCATTCACAGACTTAGGTTCCGCAGAATCACATATCATTGTGTAATCGTCATAGCCTTTTTTCTTGATCCAATCAGCAGTCTTAGAGTTGCTCCATTTATTTACATACAGCTCGTCAATCAGATATATCTTCTCTCTGGCAGAATCATAATAAGTTCGGAGATAGCAGAAGGCATCCGGGTACCATCCATAATCTACACCAGCGAAAATGCGGTCCATGTGGCTGATCTCTTCGTCTGTAATATCTCTGATTTCGAGATATTCAAATACGTTTCCGCCGTCACCATTTGGGACACCCAGGTATTCATGCTCATATGCTTCTGGATTGACTTCCTTTAAGTGTTCTGCATCATTAAGGAATTTCTGACCTAGCCACTCTGCCGGGGCTTCCAGATAACTTGAATGATGAATAACTCTTTTTGGGTTAGGTGTGAGCTTAATCCTATTTACCCAGTTTGATTTTGATTTTGGTGGGTTGTATGATGAAAAATCATAGGATTCATCACCACCACGAAGCACTGACTGATTAACAGAGCGTTCCTGAGCATCTCCCTTCATTTGATCTTTTTCTTCTTTCCAGAGGATTCCAATGTAGCCAAACTCCGGCTTAATGGATTTCAGTTTGGTTTCATCATCCAGACCACGGAAGTATATTGTCTGTCCAGTCTTAATATACTTGATCTCAAGTGGCGACACCTTGCATTCAAATTCTTCCATCAGTCCAAGTTCATTGATAGCCCATTTCATATTGGCGTATACGGAATCTTTCAGAGTGCCTGCCACCTGTCTTGTAATGCAGGCGTGCATCTGTGGATTATTCTTAATAAGCTCAACAATCTTAAAAGCTACGAAAGAGGATTTCAGACCACCTCGACCGCCCTCGAATACATATTCGATATTAGGCTTAATCTGTCGGTTAATATCCACGAATGCCTTGCCGAGCACTCTGGCAGGAAGTTCGTATTTGCTTTCGTCTGATTTTGATACAGCTACCAACTGTTCCCATTTGTCTACTGCCTGCATATTTCCTTTAATAGCTTTATCGTATACGGCAGCTACAATGCAGGCATTGTTATTTGCATCCTCATCAGATATTCCCATCTTTGTGAGCTTCTTTTTCGCAGTGGTCGGGGCAGGATTCTCAGCTATCATTTTTGCTAATTCAGAAAGGGTCTTTTTTTGACGGCGCACTTCTCCCGACTTAATACCGCCTTTTTTTGTTATTTCTCGGAGTTCGCTCGGAGTTCGTTCAGAATTTGGTATTAAATTTTTCTCATTTGCCATCCTATCAACATCCAATCATATCCTTTCTGAATTCAAAAAAGTCCCCAGTATAGCAGTTATATACAAATATAATACCACACTGGGGAGATTTAGCTCTCTACCACTTTTATAAATTTTTAAGTTTTTTTTTAAAGCCTGCCAATCAGTTTGGCCAGATGATAATATTCCGCCATGACTTTGCGCCTGTATCCGTAAAAGTCATTCTCTGTTGCAGGAACTGTCCTGATCTTCTCCATTGTCCGATAACCAATACTGTTCACGATGCTGTCATAGATTTGTGATTCGATGCCGGGCGCATATTTGATAGATACCTGTAACAGATTATATTTATCGCTCTCACTAAGATTCCGCAAGTGACTTTGTAATGTCGGTATATCATCCGGCGGCACTCCGTAATCAATCAACGTCGCATTTCTCAACTTCATTTATTTCACCTTCTTCATTCAAACTCCAGTCACATGGCATGCCTCGAAAACATTCTGGACAGTGTTCGTAGAATCCGCAGCCTTTGCAATCCGCTGGCTGTCCAGTACAATATTGCTGTAGTACGTGGTATGCTGATATAGCAAGGTTTGGCGTTATGTCTGGTGTAGGTTTATTATTCATTTCTTCATCTCCTCCAGTTTCTTTACCGTTTTCCTGTAATCTCTGTTTGCAGACCGAAACATCATCAGAAGTATTTCAGATACAGGCCTCGCTCTGTTGGCTCGTTTGGCTTTCTTGGCACATATAAGTTCGTTTCCTTCTGGGACATATATTCCTACATGATACGGGATTTTCAAAGATACTGTTGCAGCTAATTCCCCTGGCACAACCAAATAATTGTAATCTCCAATGAAATTCAATCCATGGCCAGATTTGAAATCTTCAATAGATGACTTGATTTCATAGCAATAGCAATCACCTTTTTCTATCCCGGAAACACTATTGTTCACTGGAACAAATTTCATATAGTCCACTCTAACTGCATAGTTTGTAGAATAATCAAACGTCACCTCTTTTGCCCAGTAGATACGAGGATCGTTGTTCGGATTGATTTTCTTTTCAATCATGGTTGATAATTCTGCCGTAATCTCAGGCCTTGTCATTCTCCATCTCCTCCAACTTCTTCTCAGCTTCTTCACGGGTGAGGAATACCAAATCATTTAATTCTCCGAGCCATTCATCATGGTTTGCCCACAAAAACTGTTTACCATCTTTGCCACATTCAATTCCACTTAACACGTTTTCCCGAATATCCATGCCGCATATGTCCCATACAGTTGTGCCAATAGGACACGGCAATCTCACAAGCAATCCCTGTTCTTCTAAGTCTTCATAAACAGCAAGTTTCGTAAGAATTTTATCCGCAAACGGTTTTAATAATCCATCCGTAATTTCTTCTTTTGCAACTCCTGTACCATCAACATTTCTTTCTCTTTCTGTTAATCTCTCCATCTACTTCACCTCTTATCGCTTACTTTTTATCGCTCGTTTTCATCGCTTGTTTCTGTAATTTCTCTTAAGCAGGCATTCCAACCAACCGCAATAATATCTTTTTGTGATTCTACATTGTCATTTGGAACGATATACTCTTTTTTCTCTGGTAATGGCTTCAATGGACACCAATCAGGTCTTGATTTGCTTTCGTAATCATAATGTTCTTCTGTCATCAGAATTACATCATAATCTAAACAATCAGCTAATTCACAATAACCCACATATTCAAGTTCACCGCAGTATGAAGTTCCGAACGGGCAATCATAGCAATTTTCTGGTGCGTCTATCACTAATACTGATTTACTCATACGCTTCACTTCCTCTCAGCATCAGGCTCAAAGTGTTATACCCCGGACAGGTTCTGACTCCGTTCCTAGTATCCCTTAACAGGACACAGTACGGATATAATGCCATGACTTCATAAACGTGTTCTGTGACGTCCTTGCCGTGCTGGTCAATGTATTTGAAGCACTTTCCCGGCCTAAGAAAATATCTTGCACATACATACGCTTTTGTTCCGAATATTGTACTTGCACTGCTCATTCAACTCTCCCCATCCTTCACGATTTTGATTGCAACTTCAAACGCATCAGTTTCACCCTCGAAATACTCCGATGCTTTCTGTAATGCAGCAGTTCTTGCCTTTTTTGTTTTCAACTGCTCCACAACCTTGTCCACATCAAAAGCTGTTTTACTTTCTTCTACTGATAAAATCCATGCACATTTATCCATGTGATCAACACATCTGTTTTTGCCACAGTTTTCTTCACAAAATCGTTCTTTCAATTCTTCTGCATCTATTAATCTACCCATTCAATTCCCACCGCCTTTCACAATTTCAACTGCTTCATTCAGACATTGAGCTGTATACCAATCGTCACCCGATTCTGAAACTTTATTTTCGATTAACATTTCCAACCGTTGAACAACTTCATCTACATCAAAAACTGTTGGTTGTCTATTAATACAGTCAATAAACTCTTTTTGGTCGGAACTAATACTATTTCCAATTTCCCAGATTTTAATATATTCAATTAAATCGTCTGCATCAATCAGTCTGCTCATTTAATTCCGCCACCTTTTATAATTTCATCAATTGTTGTATCTCCTTCTATGCAATATTTTTCAAATAAATAATTCTCTAATTGCTCTACAATTTCATTTACGTCAAAAGCCGTTGACTGTTCGTCAATTTTTTCAAGAATCTCTAAATCATCAGAATATGCACAATGTATTACATGTTTCAACTTATCTGCATCAATTAACCGCATATTTTATTCCTCCCACACTCCCAATAACCGCATTCTCTCATACAGTACAGCGACGGTCTTGCGCCTGTATCCGTAAAAGTCCTTCGGGTTCATCGGGATATATCTTTCTCTGCTGATTTTCCTGTAACTTTTCCGGTGTAGGATATTCTCGATAACCATATCCGCTATCACCGTGTTCTTCGGGCAAGCTGACAAGGCAGCACCGGAAAGCAGGTATCCGTACTCTGCCGGGAAGTCTTTCAGCATCGTATTCAGTTTTTCAATGTCCTCTGTCGGAATACCGTAGTCTTTCAGCTTTTTGTTCCTTGTCAGCATACCGTTCTCCTTTCTATTCGTCTGGGTGGTGTTTGTCGTACATGATCGCCACGCATACAAGGCCAACCACTCCAAATATAGTTCCAAGGGTGAATCCTAATAAGAATGTAATCATGCTTCCACCTCGCTATCCTCTGGCATCTGAAAGACCATTTTGTTCATAAGTACTTTTCCAATAGCTTCAGCCAGAAGTTCATTTTCTTTTCTGGCATTTTCATCGTATTCGTAAAACTTTTCGCCTTTTCCATGTTCTTCATATATATCTGTTTCGATCTTGGTTCTTTTTGGAGTGATTCTTGTAATCTTAACCGGAATATTTTTTCTATGTCGGAACGTCGATAACCACCCGCAATTCACCGTTCTAGCAATTCCGACGGTATCTCCTACCTTTAAATCGTCTCTGCTGATTTCTTTTAACTTAATATTCATTTCTCGTCCTACTTTCATTTACCCAAATGCTACCTGTCCGTTATTCTGTATATAAATCATCGGTGCAGCTTTACGCTCCATATCTCTCAATCAGCTCCTTATAATCATCACAAATCTGAATGTGATGCTTCTTTTCCAAATCATCAACCATTTCAGACAATGATGTTTTTCCAGAATTGATATCATTGATGTAGTTATTAATTCTTTTTACGGACTTCATGTAACGTTTCCATCCCCATCCATGTAATTCGTGCATTACATAGAACAAAATCACAAAATTCAGCACGTCAGACCAGTTCTTTCCATCCTCGAACCCATCATCAAAGGCTTTTAACTCCATCTCTTTTAACTCTTTCTGGCAGTTCTGGATAGACTGTGCGAACATATGAGATTGTTTATTTGTATATGGAATGAATGCTTTCTTTTTCTGCTTGATTTTTAGGCTTCCCATCCAACAACCCTCCTTATGTTTTCTGTTAAAGCATCAAACTGTTTTAACATCTTCCGACATCCGTTTCTAGTCACCTGCATATCTTCGGCGGAGTCATCTATCCAATATTTACCATCAATCAGATAACTGTTATCCAAGAATGTACGGAATCTGCATTTTGTAAGTCCGAATTTATTCATGATTTCTCTTTGTGTCAAGGTCTCTACAAATTCACCGTCTGCTGCAACAATGTCATAAAGTTTCATTTTATCTCCTTGTTTATCTTTCTTATTCCGTACCCAACTGGAGTATATGCCCTGTCGGTACTGGGGTGGTTCGTCTTGAGCAAACCATCATCAACCAGATTATTGATATGCTTCCAGACCGTAGCTCTCCCGGCATTCACCCTTTCAGAAATCTCTGTAATCGACGGTGCATATCCAACCAGTTTAATATAACTGACGATATACATATAAATTTCTTTCCTGAGAGCCTGTCCCTGTTCGTATCTATTCTTTGTGTTGTACGGCATTTTGATTCTCCTTTTCCAATTCTTTTGCCTTATTAAACATCTTGGAAAGATAATTCGAATAAGCAACAAGCATGTGATCTACAAATCCATTTTTGTTATATTTTTCAGATACAACATGGATCTGTTCAACTACCTGCTGCCAGTATTCATCTTTTGCCTCAATTCCGGCAGTCTGGAGGACCAGTGCCGGAAAGTCAATCTGTAAAAACTTTATGGTGTTCGGTATCTGCTCATGCGTCACTCTCATACTTACGCACCTTCTTCTACCTCAAAACTCTGTTCAAGAAGTCGCTCGTTATCCTTGCTAAACGCCTTTATATAGCTCTGTTTTATCGGTCTGATAAAATGTATGCCGTTAGCTGATTTAGCCCGGGAAACAGCCACATAGAACTGTCCAGGATCCCAACAGCAAGGGTCAATGTTGATTTTTTCAAATGTCTGTCCCTGTGATTTATGAATGCTGATTGCCCAGGCAAGTTTTACCGGGAACTGAGAGAAAGAGCCTACTTTCTTACGGACAATCTTCTCTTTCACGATCTTCCGACCATCCTTTTCTTGTTCGGATTCCTCAATAACCTGTTTCTCAATGTCTTTATTGTATCTATATAAGCTAACTGTTTTGCCCTTATCAGTTTTGATAACCAGATAAGATTCTTCAAATTCTCCGTTTTCCACAATTTTCTGAATGATGCCAATCGTTCCATTAACGTAGTTTCCAGACAAATCATTGACTGTAATCATCACTTTTGCACCGATGTTAAGAATTAAGTCCTCTCTGGCAAATGCAATGTTCTTAATATCGGCAGATGTTAGCTCGCCGTCAACTGCTGCATGAAACACTTTTTCGGTCTTTTTATCCAACTTGCCAAGGAAAGTATTGTTAATTCTGTCAGCTTCTGCATTAGTGCCAACCAAGAACGGCGCTTCCGGTATAACTTTGTCTGATTCGTTGTTCTCCAGATATGCAATGGATTTTCTAATATTGTTGCCATATTTAATATCATTCAGCACATACTTAAATCCCTCATCATTCTGCCTGCATACCTCATCAAGTTTGATATATTCAAATCCCATTTCTTTCCAGTATTCAGACATGAAAGCATATCCATGTTCATACTTTCCACCCTTTCTATAATCAGATCCATACATCCGACAGAGAATTTTTCGATCGTCTGTCGTAATAACTGGCGGAAGCTGGTAGAAATCACCTATCACGATTAACTGAATGTCTTCTTTGTCCTCTCCGATCAGAAGTCTGTCAACTGCTCTCTCTTCATTCTCCGTGATGATCGTCTTTGCAATCATATTGAACAAATCGAACCGGCACATGCTGATTTCATCAATGATAAGAACATCTGCTTCTTTCAGAAGTTCAGCTCTGGATTTCACCTTTTTCTTATAGTCCTCAAATTTAATTGAAATATTCAATGCTCGGTGTACGGTAGTTGCCCCATATCCGATATTATCCGCTGCAATTCCAGTAGTGGCGGATACCAGAATATTTTTACCAGCTTTTTCCGCCTCATCGATGAACGTTTGGATAACCGTTGTCTTGCCTGTTCCTGCGTCACCTGTCAGAAAAACATTACTGCCAGACAGCATTGTATCTAATGCATATCTTTGCTTTTTATTGAGATCGTCTTTTTTCATTTTGTAACCACTCCTTGTAATAATTATGTCAACTAAATATTTTTGTAATATTCAATTAATTTTGCTATAATAAATCTAATTGTATATGCTTTTTAATTTTGTAACCAACGTGTAACCGACTTTTTCGACCTATTGGTTACGCCAAAAACCCTTATTTTATGCGGGTTTCAGAGGTATGTAACCGTGTAACCAATGTAACCAAGGTTTTCATATAGGAGAATCACTAGAGTATATGTTTTTTATACACTCTCAAACTTTCTCCTATAGGATGTTTTTTTTCGTGTTACAACGGTTACATGGTTACAAATTACGAAAACGGAACATTTGTTTCGGCATCAGCTGGCAGAAAACCAGTTTCAATAACCTCATTTTCTTGCTCGTTTTCAAGACTTTTTATATCAACAATCTTTACCGCAATAAGCCTCATTACACTTCCACCGTCTCTTTTTAGTACCGTATCTCTTTTTCCTGTGTGCTTGATTAACTCTCGATTAATCGCCCAGGCCGAAAAGGCTTTTCTGGAGAATCCATTGTTCTTCAAAAGGTTTTCAAGAGGTTTCGGATAAAAATATACATATACATCTCCATATTCATCTGGCGTTTCCTTGAATCCCCACTGATCACAGCTAAATTGCGCATCAAAGTGCTGTCCGTACACGGAAAGACTTTCAAGAATGAATTCATAGCATCTCTGACCTTCTGATACATCTTTCTTGCGTGTAGGTATGTCTACAACGTCCTCGACCGTCAGCTCACGTCCATCCTTAAATATGAAATCTGTAGCTAATTTGTCAGCCAGCAGAAGTGTAGATATTGCCATTACCTGCTTTGCTGGAAAGTCATATCCGTCAAAACCTTTCTCAATTTCGGCTTTCATTTCTTTCAGATCATCCGATGTGAACTGTTTGAGATTTCCAACGAACACTCTTCCAGCAAAGCCGTAGTTCTTCACGACAATGCCGTTAATCTCTGCTGGATTCTCGTAAATATCCTCACAACATTCAATTTCAATAATTCTGTTGATAGCTCCGCCGGAATCTGCAAATTCCGAAATAGGGTTCTCACCGTTGCAAATAGTCACATTACTCCATGTATTTTCCTTAGCTGCTCCGAGGTCCTTATTTGAACGTGCTTTTCCTTTGCCAGAACAGAGATTGTAAATCAATGTTTCGTAGTTATCCCGGATATACTGAGAAGCATTCTTCGAGTCGTCCAGAATCATCGGAAAGTTATTGAGCATATCTGCCCTTGTCTCCAATGATGTATCTGTTGAACGAAAATTCCCAACGTAAGCTCCCGGCGCAGGATTTCCCCAAACAGAAGCAGCTATATTGATTGTTACTGTCTTTCCACCGCCTGTCTGTCCGTAGAAGTCCACGATGAACGGCAGCACATCAAGTGGCTGTATAAGGACACTTGCAAAAGATGCTGCCAGTGCTATTCGTGGTTCTAATCGTCCGCACGACCGCAGCTGTTTAGCTAGAGTCACCCATTTGAAGTAATCTCCATTTTCCTGTATGCTTTGGAATAGTGTTTTAAAGCGGTATTCGCCATCAAAAACAATTGAAAGGTCGTAAGGGACAAATACATTGCCATGCCACCCCAACTTGCTTGTAGAGTGCTGTATGTCGATCATATCGGCATTGTACATTTCAACATCCGCCAGATACTTTACGAGAAGCCTTGCATTCTCTGAGTTGACCTGCACCCCGAACCTTGCAAGATTAGTTATTGCCCTGGAAGTCACAATGTCAATTTTTGGAACAGTTATTTCTGTCCAATATCCATCCCTTTTAAAAGCCACCGTGATCTGTTCCTCTCCTGTCTCGATGTTTTTTAGCCGACGTATCGGCATGATTGGGTGGTGACATACAAGTTCTCTTGCCTTAGATGTTTCAGAGGAAAATATTCCGTTCTCTGTAGCTATCCAGCTACCACAAGCCATGTTAGGATATTCCTTATCAACAGAATCAGGATAAAAGTTTGTGATGTTTTCAACTAACTGCATAGAACGATTTGCTTTTTCTTCTTTTTCCTTTTCCTGTTCTGCTTTCTGGAATTCCTTTATGAATTCTTCTACTATATGCTTCGCTTTCACACTTTTTGCCCGGTCCATCAGCTTAAACTTGATTTCTGAACGGTCAATTTTACTTTTTACAGAAAAAAGTTCTTCATACAGCTGCTTTTCCATAAAGTCTTGCGCTTGTAAATTTTCAATGTTTTCAAGAATTTTTCTCACCTCCTGACTTAGCTGATAACATTTCGTATCTGCTTTTTTCTTTCTCAAGATTAAACTGGCACATATACCACTCTTCTGAATCAGGAGGGAACGTTTTTAGTGCTGTTTCGTACATAAGTATGTTCTTTTCTACCTGCTCAAGCTCGTTTGGGACCTGAACGGGATTGTACTTTTTCGTTTTAATATCCCGCATTTCATGTCTGATCTGGTTGCGACTTTTACCTTTTTTAGAGATATAAGTACCGCCCAGCTCGATAAATGCAGTGCTAAAAGGAACGGATTCGTATTGCATTACGAAATCAAACACATCGCCACCGGTTCCGCAGCCAAAACAGTAAAAGGAATCATCGTAGATTTTGCAGGATGCTGACTTTTCTTTGTGAAAAGGGCAACATATAAATCCTGCTCTATTCGGCCTTAGCCCGTACCTGGAGAGAATTTCTGACATTTTTACCGACTGTTTGATTTCTTCCTTAGTCATGACAGCAGCTCCACAATCCGCCGCCCGGTTTCTTCTTTTGCACAGAATTCAAATCGAACTCCGTATCTATCCCTGATTGTGCAGAGAGATTTATATAACTGGCAGCCATCAACAGCCTTATCAGAAATTACAGTCTTTACTCTCTTACCGTTTACCGTCTTCCAGATGACTTTGTGTTTTCTTGGGTTCTCCCAAAAATACACATCACCAACTGATTTGATATCTGGCCCGTGTTCGCATAGGATAATCAGCTGAATACCGGCTTCACGTGCCCTGATAAGTTCTGCCTTGAATCTTTCGTGTTGCTGGCAGACATCACTTATAAGCTCTTGAAGTGAAAATTTTGTGTCTATACAGATGCTTTGGTCAGTTGGCAAGGTGTAATCCCCTACCCAAAGTTTTGTTCGTTTAACTACTATTCCATGCTGTTCAAAATACTCATGTTTTAATTTATGTTTCTTTATCTGCTGTCTGGTATCTTCCAGAATTATCATCTTCATACCTCCATAAAAATCCTTTACATGATTTCTGTTTTCCAGAACAAACACTTCCAATATTTTGTGGAAAAGCGCCAACGGATTCTGCTGCTTCTTTAACCGAATTAAATTTATTCAATTCTGTTCCATTCAAATCCATCTGTATAACTGAACGCTTTAATGCTATATCCGACATTCTTTTTATTCTCTCTTCTGAAAGTTTTCTTCCTGCTACCTTTTGACTTATTTTCCGCTTTGATTCTTCTGAATGATGTTTTCCGAACATAGGATTGTTTTTTCCACACATATTTCTTTGCTTCGCTGCATTCATGTAAATTTTTCTTGATTCTGGATTTTTCCAACGTTCTTTCATATTTTTTGAAAATAATTCTCTGGTTTCTTTTGTGTGAATTTTATCGCCTTTATGTTTACTTGGTCTATGTGTACCAAGATTTGATTGCCTTAATGCTTCAATATGACTTTCCGAAAGTTTTCTTCCAGCACAATATGCGTTACCTGACATTCTTTCTTTTAAATTGCTTAAAAATTGTTCGGAATGTTCTCCAAAATGCTGTCCTCCGTCTTTTGTGTTATATCCATACAGAGTATCTTGCGTACTATATTTTTCTATCAACGCTTTTTCGATTTCCATAGCCATATCTTCTTTTAGATTTGATATTAAAACTATGTGCTTTATATTATCCCAACCATATTTTAATATCGCTTCATGCATTGCTTTTTGGTTGCGATATCCTCCACCACCGCGCCATCTTTTTTTAGGTTCTTGTCTTGTTGCTCCAATATACAATTTTCCATTTGGGAAAACATGAACATATACTGAATAATTCATATTCTAAATTCCTTTTAATTAAATGGAAGTT